GCTTCCCGGCAAAACCGGGCTGATGGTCGATGTCTCCGGTTCGATGGACGGCCGGATCAGCGCCAAGTCCGAAACGACTCGCATCGACGTGGCTGCGGGCCTCTCGATCCTCGTGCGCGAGCTGTGCGAGACGGCGGTTCTTGCGACTTTCTCGGATCGGGTGGTCGCGATCCCGCCGCGCCGTGGCTTCGCGCTGCGGGATGCGGTTCTCAATTCGCAGCCGCATCATGGTACCTATCTCGCGCAGGCGCTGGCAACGATGACCATTCAGCCCGCGTGGAAGGATATGGACCGGCTGATCGTGCTGACCGACGAACAGTCGGCGGACGGGATCTCACTCGGCAGCGTGACCGGTCTCGCTTACTGCGTCAACGTGGCCTCGAATGCCAACGGCGTCAGCTACAAGAACGGCTGGCAGCACATTGACGGCTGGTCGGAAGCGGTTCTGGACTACATTCGCGAGATTGAAATTGAAAGCGCCAACGAAACCAGATCCCAAAGCTGACTTACTGACGCCGGACGAAGCTGCCCGGCGTCTTCGCGTCACACGCCGCACGCTTTACACCTGGCTCCGGGCCGGCACGTTTCCCGGGGCCAGAGTGGGCGGCGTCTGGCGCATCAAAGCCTCAGACATCGAGCGCAAACTGGCTACCGAATAAATCAGGGCCTTCGGTACCGAATAAATCCGATTTTTTCATCCCATTTTTTCATCCTGCGCAAGACAGAAATTGACACCTTAAAAATTGCAGAGTAGTGTAATCTTCAGACCACCACAGCGGGAAAATCGTTTTTTTTGACTGTGAGCGGCCTGACGGACGAGGCCAGTTATCCTCCGCAAGGGGCCAAATAAACCCTCCCCACGCTATTTGCGGACTCGCGCCTCGGCTTTAATTCTTCTTTCCTACTCAATGACAATTCAAGCGTGTAATCTGCGCGGACGTGTGCCCTGTCCGATCCCTGTTCGCTGGCCAGATGGAACTTCCTACTCTGAGGGCAATCCTGAAGAAATCGAGCGGATGATCGCAGCCGCCATCGTCGAGGGCAAGGCCAATAAACATGGCTCGGTGCGCGTGCTGAGAATGCTGTGCAACGAAGAGACGGCGCTCGCGGAACTGGCTCGCATGCGCGCGCTCGAAGCGGCGCAGGCGATCGAGCGATCGGGCTCGATCATCACCGCGGCCAGCTGCACGGTCTATCGCGCGAACCTTCCCTCGGGCCACAAGGTCTGGCAGCATCTGCCTCACTGCGGCTTGCGCATTATCCTGATACCAGCATGGCTGCGCGGCAGAGCGAGGATCGTGGATCCCATCTTCGGCTGTTTCTCTGACATCGGCCAGCTCGCTGCATGACGAAGCATCGTTCCGCGTTCCTGCTCGGCCGCATGACCGCTTACCAGCGGGGCGCTTACATCGGACGCGAAGCTTTGCCGGCCTTTGCCCGCGCTGTCGATCAGTCCGAAAAGCGTCTGCCGCTGCGTCCTCCCATTCGCAAAGGCGCGTGTTCAATCTGCGGCCAGGAGACTTCCTTCGCCTGTTCGGACTGCAAGATGGACCGCCACGAAACGATCTATGTCTGCGAGTCGGCCGACTGCCGCGATCAGCACGAAGCCGCTTGCAGTAACCCTTCGCTTTGAACCTGCACCTGTAATTGGTACAAATGCCATGGCTCGAAGTTCTCCGCGCTGCACGAGAGCGTAATCGCATGGTGCGCAGACCCGCCGACCGCGGGCAAACCGTAGTCGCTATCGAAGGTACCGATTTCGCTTACGAAGAAGTGAAAGCCGCCATCGACGTGGCGCGCATGAAACAGAGAGTCGAATGCCGGCACGCGGTCCTGCGGCTGATCTTCGGCACCGTTCAAATGATCGCTGTGATCTGGGCCGCCGCGATGATTCTGCTGCCCCGATACAATCGCGACCTGACTTTCCTCGCGGGCTGCATCGTCTTCCTCAAAGCGTGGCTGGTGATCCTCGCCGCCGGTGGTACCTCGGTACTGATCGCGGTGGCGCTGACCGCTCTCGACATCCTGCGCGAACGCGCGGCTCGCTGACTGCAAAAGTCCAGGGAATTCCCGAAGTTTCCCGAGTTTCCCGGGACCTTTCCGCGCTTTCCGCGCAGCTTCTAACTCGAAAAATCGTCAATTTTCAGCTTCTGACATGCCTCGTGGAGCACTTGCAGGGAACCGAAACGCGGTCGGAAACCGCGGCCGGCCCGTAACTCTCAAGTACGATCCCAAATACGCGGCTATTGCGCGAGGCGCTACCATGCTCGGCGCTACCGATGTCGAACTTGCTGCAATGATTGGGATTGGCCTCAAAACTCTCTCACGCTGGAAGAACTCTTATCCGGAATTTGAGCAGGCCATAAAAAGCGGGAAGGATGTCGCAGACTCGAATGTGGCTGTCTCGCTTTACCGGCGCGCGATCGGTTACACGCATCGCGCGGTGAAAATTTTCGCGCACAACGGCACAACCTTCGAGCACGAATACACGGAGCGTTACCCGCCTGAGACGACAGCCTGTATCTTCTGGCTGAAGAACCGAAGGCCGAAGATCTGGCGCGACCGGCCGGCATTCCAGGAGGGCGAAGAGGACGACGCGGTGAAGGAGCTACTGCGGGCGATCAGGGATTCGCCAGGCCCGGCGGTCGACGGCGCGTATCATCCCGACGACATACCTGTCCCGGCGCCGTCCTGAGTTGTTCGCTGTTATCGAACCACTGGATTTTCCGAGAGCGCAGTCCTTGCGTGATGGCGGCGAGGCAAAGACTAAATAGTAGTAAAGCTTCGGGGCTGGACGCGCGTTACGCCTGATTTTAGCGGCGGATCACGCTCTTGTCAAATAACGTTTCTTTTCAGCGGCTTACAATTGTTGCAGTAGTTACTCTCCAGGACTACTCGCGACGAACCGGCTGCGGCAAAGCCAGGTATAACGCCCCAGGGATGCACGCTGGCCGGATGCGCTTCGGGGGCCGAATGCCGGTGACTCGCGTTGAACCAACGATCTCTGTTCGCCACCTGAAGACGATGCCTCGATACAGGCTCGCTTCGAACGTTTTCACGCGGACCATCCCGAGGTTTACGCGCTCCTCGTTCGGTTCACGCGCGAAGCCAAAGACATGGGCCGGCGCGCTCACTACGGAGTGGCGGCAGTTTTCGAGCGTGCACGCTGGCACGCCGAGATCGAGAAGACCGAAGAGTTCAAGCTCAATAACAACTACCGGTCGCGGTACGCTCGCCTGATCATGGAACAGGAACCGGACCTCGACGGTTTCTTCTCGCTGCGCGAACTGACGGCCGACTAACTTTCCACAAAAGGCCGCATTTTGTTGAAAGTACTACATCCGTGATGCGGTTTGGCGCGGGTTTCGCGGCCTTTCCCGGCAGCTGACTTTCGACAAATTGGTACAATTGGGATTCCCTTTCATGTTCAGGCGAATCCCGGCGGTCACGGTCGGCGACGTGGCTCTCTTTGTCATTGTCGTTTTCCTCATCCACGCTACGCTCGCGCGTTAATTTGTACATATAATTTGTACAAATGCCTGATGATTTACCGGGTTTACCTGAAGAACTCGAGCGGGCGCTTGCTGGCGTATGCCTTTTGCGGCATCCGTCGATCTCGATTATCCTGCGCAATAACGCCTTCGACTACGAAGCGCAAGCGGTCGAACGGCTGGTCGCGGCATGGGAAGCGGGCGGCGGGCAGGCGCGCATCGCCCACCTTGTCGCCAGGGCTGAGTCTGAATGAACGAGCTGGTTGCGCGGCTGAAGAAAGCCGAAGAGACTCTGAGCCTTGATCTGGTCCTGACTCTTCAGTCCGATGGCTCCGGATCGATTTCTGACTGGACCGGAGAGCAGGACAAATACATCTTCGAGTTCGATACGATCCGGCAACTGGACGACTGGCTGAGCGAACCGCGCGTGACTGACACCTTACCGGCTGGCGTGGAGAAATCCTGATGGCTGATCCCCGGAGGCGTGGCCGTCCCAAGAAACTGCAACTGTGCAAAGGTTGCGGGCAAGACTTCGGCAGGCGTGAGATGCAGGTGCACGCGCCTGGCGGAAAGTGCTCGACGCCGCGCTCTCTCGAAAGCCGACAGCATCGGCTGAAGCCGCTCACTACCCGGGAGGCGATGACAGTCTCGGACATGATCGAGGCGCAGCGGAAGCACGGCGACCAGTGCGGGCCTGACTGTCCGCCCGATTGCATGTTCGCTCCCGGCAGACCGGATCCGGTCGTCGACCGGCCGCCATGGGATGACTGATGCCTTGCCGCGTAGTGAAGATCGGCGATACGTTCGCCATCGTAAAGTTCGCTCCGGAGAAACGCCGGCGCTGCTCGGTTTGCGGCGACCTGACCACAGTGGTCTTGTGCGACTTCGTGCTCGAGGGCCAGGCCTTGCTGTTCGGTGAACCGGGCGCCAAGTCCAGGACTTGCGACGCGCCTCTCTGCAAACGATGTGCGATACATATCCCGCCGGACACTGACTTCTGTCCAGACCATCGACCGCGGCCGTGTCAGCATGAAGATCGAGGAGCTTCATCTGAATGACTACCGATAAGCCTCTCTCCTGGCACCAGCGGCACCGGCATGATTTTCGCCCGAACGTGGTCAAGCCGGTGTCGCCGCCAGTCAGGAAAGGGCGTCTGAGACCGATCGCAGAGATCGAGCGAGCGCATGACACCATAAGCCGTATCATTGCGGCTCATCGCAGGGAGGAAGGCTTCGATCCGATGAACCCTGACTTCGCGCATAACGCGGGCATCATGCGAACGCTGTGCTGGGTGCTCGATCACAAGAGTAAAGCTGCGGATGAACTGACGCGCCATTTCGACAGGTATGCATGACGCCGGTGATTGATATCGGCGCGGCGCGCACTCGTTTGAGTGGACCTCCATCCGATCCACTCATCCAGAGGTTTCTGGGGCGGTTTGTCAAGGGATCGCCCCGGAGTTTCTGGTGCGGCTTTGTCCTGGGCTTCTTTTCCGGAGTGCTCTGGGGTATGGTGGGGCTGGTCCTGTGGGACATCTACCACCAATGAGCCGCGCTGGTCTGGTCATTTTCATCGCCGCCGCCTCGGTCCTGACCGCGCTGGCCGCCCGCTATGTGACGGCGAGCTCACCGCCTCACGCTCTCTACCGGTGGGTACCGTGACGCTGACAGCCGGCCTTTCCGTATCCGCGCGTGTGTTCGTCTGGCTGGCGCTGATCGTTTTTATCGATTTCGTGAGACATTTCTTCGGTAGAGACGAAGACTCATGAAAAAGCGAATGGAACCGCTGACGGTGCGCACCGGGGAGGACCTGGAGGACCAGCAGTTCATCGTGATCGAACAGAGCGAAGCGGGCGAAGATCAGAGTATCTGGATCGCACCGGAGCAAGTGCCGATCCTCACGACGTGGCTCAATGAAGCCGCTCAGGAATTGGAAGCCAACAAAGGGACGGGGACCAGCAAGGCGACTACGTAACCACCCGTAGGACTAGAGCGGGTTTCCCGTGACCTGGCTCGAATGTGAACGCAGAGGGGCTGGCAGGTCGGGACGCGGCAAGCCCGACATACAACCGTAAACCGTGATCCGACCATTCGGGCCGCGCCATGCGCAGTTCATCCGGCGGCAGCCGGCGCACGACGCGCGAATTAACTTACTCGAAGGCTCCATCCGATCCGCCAAAACGATGGCGGTCAATGCCAAGCTGACGCGGCTGCTGCTCGACAAGTGGTGGCCGGGCGGCACCGGGCTGATCACTGGCGCTTCGAAGACTTCGGTTAAAACGAACTTACTGAACGACCTGTTCGCTACCATCGGCGAAAAGCGTTATCAGTACAATTCGCAATCGGGCGAAATGACGCTGTTCGGGCGTCCCTTTCGCGTGGCCTCGGCCAACGACGAAGCCTCGTGGAAGTACATCGCCGGCTCGACGGTCGGCTTATGGATCGGTGACGAAGCGGGGAACTATCCGCAGTCTTTCTTCGACATGGCGTCGTCGCGCATGTCGATGCCCGGGTCGCGGGCCTATCTCACGGCCAACCCCGGCAACCCGCACCACTACCTCAAGAAAGACTACATCGACAATCCGAAGGTCAAACAGACCGGCCAGTTCTGGAGCGGGCATTACACCCTCGAAGACAATCCGAACGTCCTCGAGGTGGTCAAAGAAGGCTGGCGCACTCAGTACACCGGCGTCTTCTATCTCCGGAACATACTCGGGCTCTGGGTTATTGCCGATGGCGCGATCTACCGCGACGTCTTCACGCCGGACCTGATTTACACGGATGAGACGCGGCCGATCGACCTGCTCTCGCAGAACGGGCATCGCGAGCGGTTCATCCTTTGCGACTACGGCACCGTCAACCCGATGGTCTTCCTCGATGAGTATGACGACGGGCGCACCATGTGGATCGAGAACGAGTATTACTGGGACTCGAAGCAGCAGATGCGCCAGAAGACCGACAGCCAGTATGCGGACGATCTGATCGAGTTCATCGGTCCCTGCGATTCCTTCCGGCGACCCGGCGTCATCCTCGATCCGTCGGCGGCTTCCTTCCGTGTCGAGCTGCAGCAGCGCGGCTTCTTTGTGATCGATGCGAATAACGAGGTCATCGAAGGCATTCGAAAGGTGTCTTCGATGATGAACCACAAGCGGATCCGCATTCACGAACGCTGCCGGCACACGCGGCGCGAACATGAAGCCTACGCCTGGGACACAAAGGCGGCGCTGCGCGGGGAAGAGCAGCCGATCAAATCGAACGACCATACGCCTGACGCGCTCAGGTATGGCGTACATACGAGGATCGGGGACTGGGACTGGCGGCTGGCCGCGGCCGCTTGACAAACAGAGGCCGGAAGCCGGTTGCGCTTTACACGCCTACCTTGTCAAGCGATGGAGCGTCGGAATTCGGGCCAACTTTTTCGTCAATTATTTTTGTTGCTCTGGTAATTGCCCGGTGGCCGGTGCGTTTATCGACAATCTCAGCCCAGCCGTGCGACGTGAGCCAGCTCTGGTAATCCTCCTCTTCGAATTGAGCAAGCGTCCTGCCAATGGCGCTTTCATCGAAGCTGTCCCGAATGACAAACTCCGAGATCTCGACCGGGTCGTAGCGTTCGAGCGCATCGGAGATAAAGGCGGCGAGCATGCGCATTTTCGCTGCAGACATTTGGGCCTCACAACAGGGGGATTAATTCAGTTTAGTCTAGTTCGTTTTCGTACGTAAATCCGTGTAAAATTGACCTGTATTATGAGCACTGCAAGTGAGCAACCGGACCTGAGCGTCGATCACACGCCTGCCATCCTGCCCGAAGTCACGATTACCTCGGCGGTCGAGATTCTGCCGGGCCACAACTACGTCATCAAGGCCGACTGGGATATGTCGGATATGTCGGGACTCACCATCGCCGTCTTCGAGAACTTTCAGAGCCGGTTGAAAAAGATGTTCCCTGAGTCTGAGTTCGTTGTTATCGGCCGGGATCAGACGGTCGAGTATGCCAACGTCTCGGTGCGCAAAGCAGTGGGCGACATCGCCATGGAGTACCGGGCTCGCACGCCGGATGAGCTGCTCGAACTTATGCGCAAGCTGGATGGCTCGCATCATTTTCCTTTCCCCGCCAATCAGCCTGATGTTCTCAACGAAGCTCTGGCGATCATAGACCGCGAACAGAATGCCGGCCGATCCGCTGAACCGGATCGTACTTGAGTACGAACGGGCGATAAAGAGACTCCTGCGGCAGGCGGGCGACCTGTCTACCGACCAGCTGCTCAATCTGTGGACGTCGACTGACTTTCACAATGCCGCGCGCCAGCTGGCTGAGAAGATGGTCGGGCGCGTCTATAACTTCAACGCACGATCGTGGCGCGAAGCGGCCATGCGTGGTACGAGATCGCGCACGATCTATGAAGTCATGCAGCGCGAACTGGCGCAGCGCGGCGGCTGGCTGGGCACCGCGGTCGGGCGGCTGGTGGCCGAGAATGCGCGGCTGATCCGATCCGTTCCTGCTGACATCGCGCGGGAGATCACCGCCTTTGCGGCGGAACAGCAGCAGAGAGGCCTGCGGGCGCCTGACATCGCGCGGGAGATCCGGCGGCGTGCGCCTTACCTGACACGGAACAAGATCCGGCTCATCGCGCGCACGGAAGTCTCGAAAGCGGAAACCGCTCTGACACAGGCGCGGTCGCAGGACCTCGGACTCGACTGGTACGAATGGCAGACTTCGGAAGACCAGCGCGTGCGCGTCTCGCACCGCAACATGAATCACGTGCTGGTGAACTGGAACGATCCGCCGCCGCCTGAAGCCCTGGTGGGCGAACGGAGTACTCTGGGCCGCTATCACGCGGGCGGCTGTCCCAATTGCCGGTGCG